TAAAAAAGTTGAGAGAAGGTTATTATATTAAGTATTATCAGACCGTGTAAAAAATGAACGATTACAATTACTTCTTTGAAAATTCCCAACTCCTCAACATGTTCGTTGCAGCGTTTGACGATGCATTCGTATATCGTTATGATGCTCGCACCCGTGTAGCAAAGGAGAAGATTGAGGTTCGATACGTCAATGGACCGAAACACCGTGTTCTCCTCGATCTGAGCGATAGAGCCAAGACACTCACCCTACCCGTGGTGACGATTGAGCAAACCTCATTGGCGCGTGATCCGTCCCGTATCCATAATAAAGGCCAATTTATTTACAGAAAACAGTTGGATTCCACGAATCGGATGGCTAAAATTCCCCAACCAATTCCCGTAAATCTTACTCTGGATGTGAACATCATCTGCTATTTCAAGGAGGATTTGGATCAGATCATTCAGAATTTCGTGGTGAATTGCAATCCATATATCATGGTTTCTTGGAAAATTCCTGAAAAATTCAACATGCCGTTCATTGATGAGATTCGTTCGGAAATTCAGTGGTCGGGAGATATTTCCTATGAAAATCCCAAGGACTTGTCTCCCGATGTGAAATGGAGAATTTCTGCTTCCACTTCTTTCACGGTCAAGGGATGGTTGTTCAAGGATTACAATCAGACCCAAGCACCAATCTATGTAATCAATGCTGACTTTCATGCGCTTCCGTTTAGCAGCCGCTTCTGTGATTACAATCTCTTTGATGCGATCAGTGCTGAAGGAGTGGTGACGGATAGCGTATCAATCAGTGCATATCCAGAATTCACCAATTATTTCATCAACGGTATTCACCAAGGGGATTCTCTGGTTGTCACGGAATTGAATGACAGGAACTTCCAATTCTATGGTAAGCGATTTGGATATAATAACACTTGGTATCTATCAGGTGCTTATAATATTCCCGAATTGGTATATACGGAGATTGACACTGCCAAGTTCCCCACCATTTCCGCATACCAGTTACCAGAGAATGTGATTACCACAGTGAATGATAATATTGTCACGGTGTCGCTAAGTTCCAATTATTTTAGTAATTTGTCAGGAAATATGGTTTTTGTGACAGCTAATGATGCGGGATGGGTTGCATCCTATTAAAAAAAACAATTCAACTAAATAATATCATGACTACGAAAGATCAATTTGCAATTTCAAATCTTATAACAGAGATGTATTCAGAACAATCAGGTATTGTTAAATTGGAGCAAGATGAATTTGGAAATCTTTCGACCAGAACACCAGACGGTGAATTGGAAATGTTAATGGGATATTCTAGCGGTGGAGAACCAGTAACTTTCAAATTTCCAATGAGTGAGTATCAACAACAATATTTTTCCAATGCTTTGTATGATGCAATTGAGACTGGTATGTTACCATCGTCCACGACAGCAGTTCAATTACCAGATGGTTCCACTTTTGAAATACCTAAATAGATTTCATTGAATAATTGAAGATTCCGCTTAAATAATAAGTATGGCGGGTATCGGCAGTTCAACAACACCATCTTCAAACAAACAATACCAAGGAACGGATGGTAAAGGTTCCACATTTGATAGGAACATGCAATCCTATTTGAAGAATCGCGGGAATTTCATTGAGAAGACTCCTGACGAAGCGAAGAATACAAAATATAAATATTTCCAAAAGATTGGTTTACGCAGACCGGAAGCGATTGCTAGAAATTCCGTAGCTCTCAATAACGACTGGAACAACACTGCATTTTCCGCAATTTACCAAGACAAGTCCTTTACGGATTTGATGTATTCCCAAGCTTCGGAGGAAAAACCGGGGCGTTTGCGGGACTACCGCATGATTGCCGCTTACTCTGAAGTGGCGGATGCCATGGATGAGATTTGCGATGAGACGATCAATGTGGATGAGAACGGAGAGATTGTAACTCTAGAAATCCGTAATACTGATCTGGAATCGGAAAAGAAAGAGGAGATTGAGAAGGAATTCTCCCGTTTCGTTGCCATGATGGAACTGGAAGACAATGGTTGGAATTATTTCCGCCAATTTCTTATTGAAGGCGAACTGTTCTTTGAATTGATTCTAAAAGATGATTATATCAAACAAGGGGTAGTTGCCATCAAAAACCTCCCTGCTGAACAATTTGATCCTGTATATGACAACATTCAGACGATGTTGGTGAAAGCGTTCATTTACAAGAAGCCAATCTTCTCTTCGGTGGATAATAAAAAGGTAGAACGCTATGAATACATTCCCTTTGAACAAAACCAAGTCCTCTATGTGAACAGTGGGCAATATAATGAAACCAAGGATTTTATCATTCCTTTCATTGAGAATTGCCGTAGAGCTTACAGACAGCTTTCCATGATTGAGGATTCCGTGGTGATCCACAGAATGGTTCATGCGCCCCTCCGCTTCCTCTTCAACGTGGATGTGGGAAGATTGCCCGTCCCCGCAGCAGAAGCCTACCTACGCAAGCTACAGAGCCAATACTGGTCAACCAAGACGTTTGACATGGATCAGGGAGATATTGTCAAGAAATACGCACCTCAATCCACGCTTGATTCATTCTGGTTTGCCAAGAGACAAGGACAAGAGGCAACTACAGTTGAAACATTTGGGGGTCAAATGTCGGATGGTAATATGGAACCTCTTGATTGGTTCATCAAGAAATTATATCGTTCTCTCAAGACTCCAACTTCTCGTTTGAATAATGAAACGGGTTATAATGATGGAACGGAGATGCTTCGGGAAGAACTGAAGTTTGCCAAGATGATCATTCGTCAACAACAACGCTTTGCCCAAGGTATCAAGAGAGCGTTTATCACACACCTCAAGTTCAAGGACATGTTCGATGATTGGGATTTGTTCGATGACAATATCCGCGTGGAATTCAATGTTCCCACCAATTTCTATGATATGCGGGAGAGCCAGAAGCTCAATCTTAAGATTGAGACTTTCAATAACATTACGGGTAATGAAATGGTATCCACGATTTATGCCATGAAGAAATATCTGGATTGGAGAGATTCCGATATCCTTGCCAACCTACATTTCAAGAAGGTGGAAGCGGAACACATGTTTGAAATCGAACAAATAAAAACACTCGGACCCAACTACAAAGAGTTATTAGCTCAACAAGCTGGAGGCGAAGCTGGTGGTGATATGGGAGCCATGGGAGGATCAAGTGGAGGTGGTGGGATGCCTCCAGATTTTGGAGGCTCTGGCGCAGCTATAACTGATTCAGAAGCTCCAAATGTCGAAGCTCCACTCGATCAAGCAGAAACGCCGGAAGCTCCGTCCAATGAACCAGAGATGGGTGTCTAAATTTTAAATTAGCTCTCTTACTGTCGTTAAGAGACTCTGGTATTGTTTGGAGATTTCCATGGTGATGATAACCTCCTTTGGTTAGAGGTAAGATATGATCAACATTATATTTGATACCTAGACAATCTTCCAGCCTGATTCGCATATCAACATATGTTTTTTCAATGTTTTGATCGTGATTAGGATGTGTTGCGTTCTTTTTTAACGCTCGTCTTTTACTATTTCTCAATAATACCTTATCCCAATTATTTTTATCCCAATTATTCTTTTTAATATTTAATTGTTCTTTATTATTTTTATAATATTCAGAAAATTTTTTGTTGTGGCAAGCTTCACAATAAGACGATCTATTTTTAAATTTTTTATGTAATATACAAAAGCTATCAATTGGGGAAATTTGATCGCATGAGTAACATTTTTTATTACCACTCATTTCTAATTTTACATTTTCTATTTGTAATGCCTTGTCCCATAAAAATTCTGGAGTGTCCCCCCAATATTTTAATATGGGATTATCGTGCTTAATTAATTTATTGGCTATTCCCTCGAATGATTTTGGTATAACTTGAATATTTTGGTGATGATGATAACCTCCTTTATTCATTGGGATTATTTTATGTAATATAAATTTAACACCTAAACATTTTTGCAATCTAATTTTCATTTCTATTAAAACAGCTTCTATCTTCGGATCATGTTGTTCGTGATAAGCATCGTTTTTAATTGCATTCGTCTTATAAGAACCCAATTGTCTAATCACCGGATTCTTCAATTTATAATTTTTAGAACGGAGTAATTCCTTTTCCAAATTCTTTTCTCTATATATTTTACCTCTCTCTATACAAAGCTCACGGTTTTCTTCTCTGTATTTTACCATATAAGCATCATGACGATCTTTATTTTTCAATCTCCATTCACGTTTTCGTTCTTTCCCACATTCAATACATTCATATTGCAAACCATCAGGACTTTTGGAAGATTTTGTAAATAAATTTAATGATAACTCACTTTTACATCTAGTGCATTCCTTCGTATTCTCC